TACATCCACCACCCTTTTTTAAATCACCACGAGTCACTAATAAAAATTGAACTTGCACATCATCATTAAAAATACCCGCATCTTGACACGCATCGAGTATTGGTTTTAAACAATTATCAACATCCATCAATTTTTTTGAACGTGGATGAAGTATTACCGCAACCGCAAGGGGAATATCACTTAGTTTTGATATATGATGTTCTAGAACATAATCTACAACTGCTTTTTTGAACAATTGCCCTCTTTTACTGATATAACGCCGATGTCCTGACGCTAACCAGTAAGCATTCATGCTAGGCGGATACGGTAATCTTAAAGTAATCATATAAAATTCAATAAAATGAATGACTTATCAAAAAGGTATGTCATCATCATCCATACGGCTAACTTCTTTCGGGTATACTTCTTCTTGCTTTGGTGGCGGGACATAGTTATCTTCACTAAGTGATAGTAAAACACCACTACCAGTCTGTTTAATCCATGCTGCAATCTTAACTTGATCACCCGCCTTCAAATCCCTAGAAACCGTAATCAAACCCGTGTAATCGGGACTACGCTCGTGCTTTTTCTTATTTTGAAATAACACCCCTTTGCCAGGTTGTGCGTTATGTGCGTAACTCATTCTGAACCTTTCATTTCTCGATTAATACCAGCTAACAACTTACTCAAAGTGACACTATCCCAAGAATCCATGAAAACCTTATTGGCTTCTTTTAAAGAATCATACTTCTCTGCTTTTTCTTCATCCGTCAACTTTGCATTTTTAATGCGAGAGAACATTTGTAGAAAACCAGCTTGCCAATCATTTACTGTCAAATAATTAGCATAAGGATCAACTGCGCCTGGAATATACAATGGCAACTTCGGTAAATCTTCCACCATTTCAGCAGATAGTTTAACAACCTCTTTACCTTGAAGAACTGATATTAACCCTGTATTTTCAATAAGTGCATTATCGGCGATTGGAGTAATGTCCCGTTCTTTTCTAGGCTCAAAGTCTTGCACTTCTTCACTACTATACTGACCTATAATACAAGCGGGATAAATAGATCGTACTGCCCTTGAGATAACTCGAGCTCTCAACATGTCTTCTGGGAACTTTGTCCAAGCTGAACCTACTTTGTAAATGCCAGCCTCTTTAGCCATTTCAATTGTCCACTCGACTGTAATGCTGCCACCAGACTCATGGGTAAAAGTACCAATACAACGTTTGGCACCTATTTCTTGCCATTGCACCTTACCACCCGCCTGTTGAAACCTTGCCAAGATTGCTTGACTCTTGAGAGCTGGTCTGCCTTGAATAATGTCATACTCTTGCATGACTGTTGCTGGATGTTTATTCTCTGCTTGAGCCACCAACATGACTGCAATGACTTGATCCTTCGTTTGAAAACCATAAAACTTACTTCGGACAATGGCATCTGCCATCACCCCCATATCTTGAACCGTGACTAGATTGTTCATATAAATTTCTCCCAAAGTGTTAGTAGAGTATCAATGACAGAACTGGCTGCCATCACATAAATTGCAATATCTAAATTATTCATCGTAGTTATCCCATAAATGCAAAAATGCAAGAGTAAAAAGAAATCCAATTAAAAAACCTACAATCATAGCGGTCATCATTTAATTACCTCTGCATCAACATCTTTAAAATAATGATTAATTAATGCTTTTACATACCAAGTATCTAACCCTGTGCCGCTTCCTTGCCCATTTTTGTTAGGCACCCAAACCGTATCACGACCTTTTATTTCGGCATCTGCCAATAATTTTTTTAGTTCGGGAAGTTCAAACCCTTCAAAAAATTGAAACGAATGACAAACAAAACTCGGGTAAGTTTTCTTTTTAGGCAAATCACTTTCATAACCGCCACTTGTGCTTGAATAAAAAAGATGTTCATATCCGTCAAAAAATCCCATTTTTATCTCCAATCATTTAATTAAGAATCTACGTGAACCCATTTGTTCAACTACAAACTTTGAGTAAATGTCTGGCATCGCAGTCTTAAACAAATCAGCGGAAAACTTCATAGAGGCTTTTGAAGACTTCCATGTCACTAGGGTATTGCCATCAAAAGTACGCAACTCTGAGCGGTCACCTAATGCGTTTCTAATCTCGGTTTCCCACTCATCTCCAATCGTTTCCAACTCTTTGATTTTTGCCTTCAACTGCTTAAGGTCACTGACACGGGTTTCTATTGCTTGATTAGCGATGACAATGCCATCGACTGATTGTGGATAAGCTAACTTCGCATCATTAACAGATTGTGCCTCTGGAACAGTTCCAGATACAACGTGAGCCCAATAAACAGACATTTGCTTGATGAGCTCTGTTTTCTGCTCTTGTGTAAAAGTAAAATCAAATGTGACAAACTCTTGTCCACCAAAAAGAACGGCAAGCACAACCCGATCAACATTGTGTACTGTCGCTTCGTGTAAGCATTGAATGTAATCAGCTTGTGGCACTCGATTTGTTTCTGCATCGAACTTATTACGCACCATTGCATTGTAGTTTTTACCTTCTACGAGAGTTGTGCCGTCCGCACTAATAAAATCAAAATGAGATTGAAGCCAAGATTCAGTAGGGTGGCTAAGAGCATAATCCGCATCTTTTAATTCCATCTGTAATCTATCTTGTGCTAGTTTACCAAGAACAGGCTGCATTACATGACCCATCTGTACGGCTTCAACACCGCTCAAGTCTGGGGGTGCCAACTTACCTTGTTTAATGAGAACAGTTTCCACTGCATTGCCATTTATGACTTGACGGCTATCACCCGACCACCATGCACCGTTTCTTACTGCTGGTTCAAAATCGTTTCTATCGTTCATAATAACTCCGCCATAGTTTTAACTAGTTCTTTAAGGATTTCAATCTTATCTTCGAGCTCACCAATCTCTGATTCCAACACGTCAACCTTGTTTTTCAATTCATCAATCTGAATTTGATGACCAGGTGACAATTTGGAATATTCGTCAGTCACAAAATCGACTATTTTTTCATAATTATCAGTAATCTCCATCATGCACCTCCACGACAGAAAACAGAAGCAATGTGCTCATCATCATCCATTTCAAACTTAGGCTCGAACCACCGACCATCTTTACCGCAACCAATGGTTTCTAAGTTATAACGATTTAGCCTGGCATCTCTGGTTTGAAGATTACCACTTACTAAATCAACCCCATTGTTAGGACTCACACAAGTATCGGGACCATACTTTCCAACGTTTAAATGCTTACAATCTCTACAAATCTTCATAATATTTTCCTTTTGTTAGGTTATAAAAATATCTACTACATACAACAGTTCACATCTTACTACATAAAAAATAAACTTTGCAATATATATTTTATATTTATATCTATACACAACTATCTATACACAAATATATCATATCTAATCACAAAAACATATCCATACACAATCAGTCAGCAAGAGTGTTCGGTTTGCACGACCACACTTATATAGTGTAGTTAAAATATCTATAAACAGTTATAATATTTACCAATATGATATACCTATATAATATATATATAGTCTATAGTTCGTTGGGGTCTTTGGGGTAATCCTCTGGGGTCTCTCTGGCAACCCCTTAACCACCAGCCCACCCCTTGACCCCCTATGATTAAAGGTTAGCAAAACTGAAGATCAAATCTTGAGCCACACGCACACACATGCGAGCGTAGGGAATTTTTTTGGTGCTTACAACCCTTTTATGTTTCCAGAGATCAAAACTGTTTTCTTGCTACCAAACCCTTAATAACGTCATTCTTTATTAAAAACGTCAAAACCTTTTAAAGCCCGTTTAACATGCAATTTTTTATTTTGAGATCGAGATATTAAAAGATAAAAAAATACCCTCAAAAGAGGGTTTAAAGTGTTTTAAGTGATTGTTTTAAACTTTACCGTACTTATTGGGGTAATTTTTGCAATAAAATTCATTTTCAAATTGATCACGATAATAAGTATTTTCTGATCCATATTCTACAATTCTGATCGTACCTA